AGAACACCGAGGCTCGTCTGCGTGAGGGCGTCTATCGTGCCCCTCCGACCCGTCGCCAGAAGCAGGACCTCCTGCCCGAGGCGAAGACTTTCCTTCGCTACCATAACGACCCGCCCAAGCCTTCAAAGACCGTGCCAATGTAGTCCAGTGTAGTCAGTGTAGTTTGCATTTTTTACAACTACACCGACACAACTGACGTAAAACCAACATATTAACCCCTGTTTCTGGCCTTTCAGTGTAGTTGTGTAGGGCATCTCTAACTTTTTTCTCGTCTGTGTGCGTTCCTATAATATATACGCAGGAGAGTTTTTTAATGTTACGTGTGTATATAACTACATTACTACACTACATCTTCATAATTTACCACAAATCAATGCGTTATACCTATGTAGTTTGCGGTGATTTCTTATGCGATAGAGATTTATCGGCTTCAAAACTACATTGTGCCATTTTTTGGCACAAGCTCCCTATGGGTAAGGGCTGAAAATATCGAAAAAAAATTTTTTCAGGGTCACACCACCGCACCCTCGGTTTTCCTTGAAAACCCCCGCAACCCTTTGAATATCAAATAGTTACAGCCCTATTACGATGAAATGAATCTTGTAACTACTTGAAAATCAATGAGTTAATGTTTCAACTTTTGAAACATTTTGAAAAAGCGTTTTAAGGCCGTTTTTAGCGCGTTTCACCCCAAAAATGATACGGAGTACCACTCAAGGTGTAAACGTGTATTACAGGCTAAAATAAAACGTTTTCTTGTCAAGTCTGGTATTTGTTTGCGGTGTGCCTACGTGCGTGTATGTGTGCCTATATATTGCGTTACCGTGAGTCTTAAAGTTTTTCGGAGTCGTTGTGTATCAAATTTCAAAGTTCGTCAAAAATAAAAGTGCCTTGGAGTGCTTTCTATTGCGGTTTGAACTAAAAATTTTGATAAATTGCAAGAAAAAAATTTGCAATTACAGGAATTTGTAATATATTTGCAATGTCAACAAAAAAGGAAGGCACCGAAGAGGCTTCCAGTTGGCAGCTCTTTGACAATACTGAGCACCGTGCGGAGAATGTAAGGGAGTGCTGTGCCTGTGCGTGGACGAAATGTCTTTTAGCGAAACGCTTTGAGCGTACAAATAGAGTAGGCCCTTGGGTTTTCCGAACCACACGGGAAATCTGACAATTTGTCAGTATGTCACGATGTCAGGAGGCGTAAGCAAACTAATACTAGCGGTCGGCTGGCACGGGTGGAGGCAGAGGCCTCTGGTGGCATTAATTAGGGGGCAAAGGTTTTTTTTTATGGTGGTTCAATTCCACCAGCCCTTTCCAAAGTTTAACAATTAAAAAAAAAGTTATGAACAAAGCTAATTTCAGTGCAAAGGCACTCAAGGAATTCAGAACTCTTGTCAACAGAGAACACAAGTCACTCTCTTCATGTCTCAGGACCATTAGGGATAATTGGGCCATGGTTGAATCACTTGCCGAGGCGGACGGTCTTGGCTTGGAGGATGTCACTCCAAAATATATTGTGAATCACCTTCACAACGACAATTACAACCGTGCCGGTGTGCTCGGTCGTATGGTCAAAGTCGAGGGCTCTGAGGATAAGGAGTTTCGGGCTTGGGAGACCTGGACACCGGCAAGGGCTCTGGACTACTTAAGGAGAGCCTCGGCTTGCCACTTCAGGGAGTTATGTAAGAAATAATAATAGCCCCGCATGGTGCGTTGTGCCGGATCGTTTCCGGCACGGGGCTCGAACAACTTTAAAAAAACATTTTAGAAATGAGAATTAGAATTAGCGACAAACGCCTCCGTAATGGGGAGTTGAAATTGGATGTAACCAATTTTTGCACGGACGGCATTGTAATGGTTTTCAGCCTTGACGGTGAACGGTATTTTACCTATTTTGTGGTACCCGCTGTAAAAAACGGTATGGTACAAAGAGCCTTCCGCAACGCGGGGGCTAACTCTTGGATGGTAACGATGGACGCAAAATATTTGACAGGACTATTTAGCGAGTAGTGTTATGCTGAACGGTAAAAAAGCGACAAAGTCGCTATATAAGAGCGAGTTCCATAGCCTTTATGAGGCGGTGTGCGAGGCTCAGACTATCCTCGATGACGTCCGAATACTTGCGGATACGGGCAAATGCCTGCGTGTGATCAGGCGGTATAAATAGCCGTGCTTTGGGGTTCGGGGAGGATCGAGGCCTCCCCACGGCTCGAATAACATTAACTAACAGAATTATGATGAAAAGAAAAGAGGCGGCTGAACGGCTGCAAGTGGTGTACAACACCCTCGAAGTGCGTAAAGTGAAGTACGCAACTATTTACAGGAGAATCTTTAGGCAGGGAGACTGCTGGAGACTTATCGGATATGCTCACGATTACACGGTATAACATTATGGAAGTAACGACAATGAAATGGAGGGTTGCCGAGGTGCATTGCCTTTTCACCGGTGAGCAATACGTGTTCACGAATAGTTTTTTTGGACTGTTGGCGGTTGCCGAAAGGTCGGACGAGGATAGCAACTTGTTTACGGTCATATATGGCAATGAGAACGCTGCCGGAGGTTCTTTAGGCGGTGACGTGTGCGCCATTTTGGCAGAACGGTTCATTCGCAAGAACGAACAACGCTATTTGCAAAAGGTGGTAACGTTCAAGCGCAAGAACGAGGATTTGCGCAAATATTATGTTGATTGTGAGGCAAAGAGATTTTAACTAACAAAAAACGCTGCGCTATCGGCGACACGGGCGAATGAAATGAAAATACTTTTTAGAACAAAAGACGATGCCCTCAGGGCGATGAAAGAGGTCGGCAAGACCGGCTATCTGTCAGAGGCTGACCACAGAAGCGGCCTCGATATCGACTATGACAGCTTCGGAGGCGACTTCTGTTGGTCGGGCGAGGTTCAGGCCTACAGAACTGATGATGATGACATCTTCGCCTGGTGGGAGTAAAACAAAAAAATAGATGCATATGAAACAGAAGTTTGAAAGGAGAATGTCGTTCGATATCGTTGCGGTGTCGGACGAGGCGATGAGTTTTGCCAAGGCGAAGAAATTCGCAAAAGAGCACGGGGGCAGGCTACCCGACCAGACGGAGGCGGCTGAAATACTGAAGAATGCCGAGCACCCTGAATTGTCGCCTGAAAAAAGTTACGGCTACTGGTGTGAGTTCCGTCCTTATTACAAAATGGGCAGCGAAAGCGGGATCGGGGCTTTCCACGGCGGTTATTTGGCGGCTTTTAGTTATGATACATGGAAGGACAGAAGATGGTGGTGCAACGCCATTGTAGTTAAGGATGTGGAGGAGTAGGCTGTATGGAGACGATAGTAATAAATGTAAAAGCACCTTACACGGTCAACGACTTTCGTGGACACAATCCGTTGGAGACATTCAACAACTTGAGGGCTGCGATCGGGATATATAGCGGCATAAGCTCGCCACAAATGGACGGACAGGGGCGCATCAAGCAACCAAGATTGAATTTCGCTTTGTGGCAGTCCAAAGATAAGCCCGAACGGTGGATGATGGCGGTCGGGCAACGCAGGGGGTTCAAGGCAGTAACGTTTACTTTCGTATGAGATTGCCGACCGAGAACGTGGCACGTATTTCGTGCGAGGGTCTTGGCGAGTTCCGGGCCTTCTACAGGCATGGTGCGCTGTGGGAGGCTTGGATCAAGCCTGACGGGAAAGTTGAATTAGAATGTAAGGAGAAGGCCGGCGTCCTGCGGGATGAGGCCGTAAAACGAATGGAAAATGAACGAGAATAAATGGTTGGTCTTGGCTTATTATCCGAGTCTCGACCGCATTGTTAGAAAGGTGTTTGACAATCTGGCAGACGCACAGGCCGAATTTCGTGCCATTGTGACGGATTTTCGGAGGATGTATTGGGGAGATAACAACGAGGACGGAACAAGGCGCGCGGGGGCTTTCGTGTCGTTCCGTATGTACATCCCCGAATTTACGGGAACGGCATACGTAGAAATTGTGAAGATATGAGTACTATCTGGAAAAGACGTTTGGCGTGGTGGGCAATAATAACTTTGCCCATCGTGCTTGTGGCGATAAAGTGGCACGGCAACGGCCTTATGTTGCTCGGTTTGATATGGGTGTTTAATCTTAATTACTTGGAGGACAGGTTGAATGAAGAGAGAGATAATAGCAGTGAATGTTAGCACGGGGGAAAAGCGGATTTATCCGGATACTGGAGTCTGTGCCGCTGATTTGGGAACGACACGGCAGAATATAATGCAGCAGCTGAACCGCAACGGCAATGTAGGCTCGTGGCGTCTGTATGACACGCAGGAGACGCTGCAAAGACGTGTTTATGAACTGCAAAGGCTGATTAAGGAGGTTGAATCGTTATGAGAACTTATGTGAAGTTTGACGGCAAGGATGCCGTGCCGGAATGGGTTGAGGATTGCTTCGAGTGTATAAGCGATCCTGCGCTGGGTGTCTGGGCTTTCTTCTGCGGTGGTTGCTTGTGGGAGGCGGTTCTTTCTGAGGATAAAACTGAAATGACATTCCATGACATGAACGGATGGAATTTCTATCAGGAACTTTTATTTGATATACGGGCTTATGCGGATGGTCTGGACGAGTTGCGTATGGAATATAATATCATTGATGATAGGACAATTAAAGTACGATTCTATTATGATAATTGATTTGATTTTAGACCGCAGGGCGGGCGAAGAGTATGACCCAAGGCTATTCTATGCCGAGGTGTCCGAATACGGTGAGATATGGCCGGATCTGGCCTATCCGATAGCACGGGCGATGGACGGTGGCGAGGAGTCTGACGTCAAGGCGGCTCTTTGCGACTACGTGGAGGGCAACGGCTACCCTGAGGATATAGCCGAATATGTTAACAGTGTAAATTGGTTGCGATATGAAAAAGATATGGCTTAGGCTTGGCGTGACGATAGAGGCAGACGCTAAGGAGACGGTGGCGATATTGGCTGGTGATGGGAAAGTTCTTGCGGAGGTTATCCGCAAGAACGGGTTCGCTTTAATGGGGAATAGTTGTATTCCGGCAGAATCGAATAAAGAGTTAGGCATCGATAGTAACATTGTAATTGAATTGAATTAACGATGAAGAATATAATAGTTGTCAGAAAGACTTTTTACCCACCTCAAATTAAGGTCAGGGAGGGTTGTTGGCCGGTTGTGCAACTCGTGTCAAATAAAGGAAGTCGTGACATTGAGGAGGTACAGAGGTTTACTATTGATGCACCGGGCTCTTGGTTCATTGATAGTTGGAACTGTCACGTAGACGGCAGCGACTATGAATTTAAGTCGATGAAAGAGGCTGTCGAATGGGGCTGCGAAGTTTTAGGCATAAAGGATTATGTTATATCTGTTGAACTTTAAAATCGGTTTGTGATATGGAGAATCCGAATAGAATTTGGATTGCGGTGGCGATAGCGTCGCAATTCGCTTGGGCTGGCGCGGTGATAGCGTGCCACGCTGATAGTCCACTTGAAAGAAACGATGAACCGGAGGCCGTTGTGTATGAACCGCAACGGCAGCCGGGGCTTGACGAAAGGGGGCTGCTGATACTGTCGATGATGTACGTTGAGAGCCGTTTCGATCCGCTTGCGGAGGGCAGGGACAGCGACACGGGGATATTGCAGATAACGCCTGTATATGTAAGGGAAGCGAACAGGATTCTCGGCAGGGAGGAGTTCACCTTGGATGACGCAAGGGATATAAAGCGATCCTTGGATATGTTTGACGTTGTTCAGGGTGAGCACAACGGCAAGGGCGACTGGGCTATGACGGTGTACTGGCACAACAAGAGCGATGCTTATCGTGACCGGGTTGTTCAGGCATACAATTTGTTCCTGAATTATGAAAGGATGCGAGAGGTTGTGGTGGGGAGATATGGTAAATAACTAATCAAATAATCTTTATGAAAAAGAAAGAAGAACTGGTGACATTCGGACTCACCGAAAAGCAGGCCGAAGAGGTGATGCTGTTGGAATCACGGATGATGGATGAGGCGGTCAAGTTCCGCTTTGTCAAGAAGGACGGCACGATAAGGGAGGCCGTTGGAACTCTGAAACGTTCGCTTATGAAGTTGGCTGACGGTACGCTCTGGCAGCCGAAAGGTGAGCCAAGGCCTGATACTGTCGGGCTTATGAAGTATTGGGACTGTGAAAAGCAGTCATGGAGATCGTTCAACGTGGAGGGGCTGCTATGGAGGTAATGCTGGTATTAGGCGATGCGGATATATGTGACCGCATCGACATGGAGAATCTTTCATGGAAGAGGTTCGCTGACTTTAATGCTTTGGACAAATATCTGGAGAGCATTCGCAAAGGCGAGGGCAAGTTCGAGGTCATTGGCATTGATGCCTTTGTCGAGGACTGGAACGACACGGATGATGATAATGATTATATGAAGTCTTACCGCCAAGGCGAGACGTTTATGGGTTGGGTAAAAATCGGATAGAGTTATGAAATTATTCGGGACAAGCAGGTTTATGCAAAATTCGGCCAGCGAATATATGCATCAGTTCGAAGATTTATCAAAAATCGGTTTCCATATCATGTACAAAGATTCCGCCTTTGGAGAAATGACGCCTCTTAGAGAGGTTGATTTTGCTTATAAAGCCGGTATGAGAAAAATGCTGGAAAAGGTTTACGAGTATCTTCCGGAAGAAGTTAGAAAAGATTTGTTGAAATGAGAATAGTTGAGTATGCGTTGAGATACGCCAAGACTGACAGGCAGATTGACATGAAGACTGACAGGATGTCACCTGCATACGTAATGCGCAGAATATTTGATGAGAACCCGGAAGTGGAACTCGTGGTCTTGTTCTGTGGGTCTCGCAGGGGAATATACGGTTACGCCACATTCGGAAACAGATATGATCCATACGATTTGGGGCGTGCGGCCACAGATGCCAAAGCCAAAGGCGTATTCGTTGGTGTCAAGGTTCTGCGCTACGGTATGAATGATATTAAGAAATGTCTGAAGGCGTGGGGCGTGGAGTACATCAATGTGATTAGTATAAACAAGGACAACTACTATCTGTGGGAGCAAAAACAATTGTACAGTTATGGAGATTAAGGTTTGGGTTGTGACCTACACAACATGGTCGGATGACGACCAAAACCTGTACAACGAGGTGCAGGTTTGCGCAAGCAAGGAGGAGGCAGTCGAGACGTTGAAACAATACAAGCGTTCAGAACTTGACAGCGGACACTTCTCATTTGTTATCGAGAATGAGTTTGATGGCTATCCGGACAGGTTTTTGACGGAATCAGTCTATGTAATAAAAGACACGGAGACTTGCTTCGAGTGCGAGGATCCGTTCTACACGCTTCGGGTTAAGATTGAGGAGACGGTGCTATGAACTTGATACTGTTGATATTGATGTTCTACGCCTATATCCCGGAGTTGTTTGATGACAGAAGGAGGGACAAATAATGTTGATTATAATGTTTTTGGCATATCTTGACGATCTGCTTGCAAGGAGGTAAAATAAAAATGGCAAGTTACAAGAAAGAGTTCCTGGAAT